GCCGCCCGTGCGCGCACGGGAGGTCTTGTTCCCAGCACTTTGCGCAGTAGTCGGGGCCGTCGCCGAAGTGCCAGACGGCGAGGCCCCGGAGCCGTTTCCCTCGGCCGAGACCCGGTCCATGCGGGCGGTGTAGCGCGTGAGGAACGTCTCGGCGTGCTGGCCGATCCCCATCAGGCGCGTGACCCGATCTTTGGTCACCGCCGCCTTCTCGCCGTCCTCGCCGACGCCGGTCCAGTCGACCACCACCTGCCGCGCCAGGCCTTCGGCGTAGAGCCGCCGGCTGTAGCCCTCGAGGGCGTCGACATCGTGCAGGTCGATCTTGGAGAAGATTTCCGCGCCCGTCTCCTCAACGTCATCATGCGCCTGCATGATCTCGCCCACGCGGCGCTTGGCGTATGCGGCGGCCGCCGACCAGACCCAGCCCTCGGCCGGCATGACCTGCAGCTGCACGCCCGGCCGCAGTTCCAGCCAGAACGGCTCGGTGCCAACCTCCTCGGAGAGATCGATCGCGACCTCGGCCTTGTCGTCCGTCTTGTCCGTCATGGCCGGTCCTTACGGGTTCGTGTAGTCGGACTGATCGTTCGACAGCTCGGCCGTCAGCGAAGCGTCCTGGCCGCTGTCGTACTCGCCGCGCCAGTCGTAGCTGACCTCGATACCGCCCGGCCCGGAGATTTGGTGCTTGGGCTTCGGCAGCCGCACGCGGTGCATCGTCAGCGTCAGATATCGGTTGGCCGCGATCTGCCACTTGAGCTCGATCGCGAGCGCGTCGTTGTTCGCCGCGGCGTCGTAGTTCGTGAAGTCGGTGAAGCGGACGTTGAAGCTGCCGGACAGCGAGGGCGCGCCGGGGTCGATGTTCTGGATGATCCCGCCATCACCGACTTCCGGGATCTGCTCGAGCCCGTTGTTCCAGGTCAGGTCGAAGCTGGTCACCAGCGCGAACGGCTGGAACCCGCTGCCCCGGTCGGCCTGGAGGGTGCCCTGGAAGTTCTGGAACTTCGGCGAGGTCAGCTTCGTCGGCGTGCCGGCGCTGGAGCTGGTGAGCTTGTTTTCCTTCGTGCCGAGCAGGCCGAAGGTGAAGCGCGGGTTGCCGCCGCGCTCCAGCGACACGGTGAGCTGGTTCGCCATGATGCCGGGGTACTGCAGGAACGCGCCGTCCTTTAGCTTCTTCTCCAGCGTCAGGCTCGGCAGCGTCTCGGCGCCGCTGGTGAAGGTGTGAGTGTAGTCGGGCCCCGAGCCGGTCGTCGTCGGCGCGCCCAGCAGCGCCTTGAGCCAGACGCCGAGCGGCGCCAGGCGACCGGGGGCGACGATGTCGCCGTCCACATTGCGCGCGTCGCGAACCGGCTGCTGCGGCTCGCGGCCGAAGCCGAGTTCGGGGTCTTCGCTCAGCCCCTGCGCCTCGCCGAGGCTGTCGGAGTAGAACGGCAGTTGCCAATAGCTGCCGCTGCTGACGGGCTGGGCGAAGGTGCTCTCAAAGGCTCCGTAGAGCTCGGACGTGATCCCGCGGGCGCGAGGGGCCATGGTCAGGGTCTCCTAAGTCAGCGGATCGGCTGTGGTGTAGGCGAGCGTGACGGGCGCGATCGCAGCCTTGAACGGAGGCGCGCCCTCGACGCCGAAGTCGTCGGTCTGCGGCGCCTGGGTCTCGGCGTACTCGACGGCACCGCCGAGCGTGCGGTCGGCGTCGATCGCCGCGTGAACCTGCTGCAGAAGCTGGTCGAGGTCGGTGTGCCGCCCCGCCGCGTCTGGCGGAACGAACGCCTCGATCTGCGCCTCGTGCTCGTAGCTGTAGGCCGGCGGCGACATCTCGACGTCCGTCGGATCGCCGGGCGAGCCATCGCGGAGGATCAGCAGGCCGCCCGCCGGCACCTCCTGGGGCAGCGTCGTCTCGCGGTGGACCTCGACGCCGAATATGCCCTGCAACGCCGCCAGAAGCGCCTGCAGGGCGGCCTCACGCACGCTGTCGGGCACGGCGGCGGCCTCCTTGTTGCTCCGGAACCTCTCGATCCGCGCGACGAATTTCCGCGCTGACCTTCGACGGTATGCGCGCGTTCGCGCGGTTTGCCGCGCGCTGCGGGTCCAGCCGCTTCTTCAGCCGCACCTGCGGCAGCAGCGTGAACATCGGGATCGTCGCCACCCGCTTGCGGAAGTCGCCGGACTTCTTGCGCGGGTTCTTGGGCGCCTTGCCGACCCGGCCGGACTTGGTGAAACGGGACTCGATCACAAGCAACGGCGGCCCGTTGCTGCGCGGGACAAACCGCAGCTCGCCGAACTTGGACGTCGGGAAGTTCGACGGACTGATCGCCTTGCCGCTCGGGCCGCGCTCGGGCGCGTTGTCGGTTGGCACGGCCAGATACGTTCCGTTCGCCGCGCGGATGGTCACGCCTTGGCTGTGCGCGCGGATGATCTGCGGCGCGTTCGACCAGATCCAGCCGGCAGCGTTCAGGCTCGTCTTGCGGCCGAACGGGTACTTTTTATCCTGCCAGGTCTTGGCGAGCCGTTGCCCCATGCCGGCGCCGACGACTTGGTCGCGCAGGTCTTGCTTCAGCTCCTCGGTCGCGCGATGGACGCCGCGCGTCACGCCCAGCTCGGCGACCTTCTGCTGCCGAGCCATCAGATCGCGGAGGCTGCCCTGGAGGGCGAGTCTGAACTCCATTAGGCCGGCCGCGTGTCGAGCGTCCAGACCAGCCGGCGCGGATCGTCACGGCGCGGCTCGCCCTGGACGGTGTAGGTCTGGCCGTCGTGGTCGATGGTGTCGCCGGCGGCCGGGTGCGCAATGTCGGACGCGCGGACGTCGAAGACGGTCGCGGCCGTGTGCACGGTCGTCGGGCCGGACCAGTCTGTCCGCTGGTCCGCCTGGCGCGGGATCGCGGGGATCTCCGCCGCGGCGCCGCCGGACGGCGTGTAGGTCACCGTCTCGCCGTAGGCGTCGAACGCGGCGTCCACGGCCTGCTGGAAGGCTGCGAGCATATGATTCCCCGTCGTGCCCTCGCGTCAGCGCCGGCGGCCGACGTTGACGTGAGGGTGCGGGACGGCCACCGAGGCCGCCCCGCCCATCAATCAGACCAGCCTTAGTTGACCGTGCCCGGGTTGGTCAGCTTCACGGTCGCGGTCGTGTCGCCACTTGCGGCGTCAGCAGCGGCGATTGCGCAACCCGTGATGTCGCCGGTTGCGGGTGTAATACCCTTATGAAACTCGCTGGCTGACTTATCCCAGTCGAGCTTGTCCCCCGCGTTCCAAGCCGTGCCCGACTTTTTGGCGACGCTATAAACACCCTCGACCCCCACCGCGCCGGTCTCGGTGTCGGGAATGTCGTTGAGCGCGACGGCGATGCTATCGCCGAGCTCAATGATTTGGCCGGAGCTGACATCGCTACCGGTCCCGTTCGTCCAGTCCAGGTTGTCGCCCGGCTGCTTGAATTTGGTCGTCATGGCTTCTGTCCTCTCGCCATTGGCCGGACATGCAAACGGGCGGCCCGGTCAAGACCGCCCATTCACGCTGTCAGCCGTGTGCCTGTTGGGTTAGCCGGTGTTCTTCACCGCGCCGCGGTAGTCGATAGCGGCGACGCCATAGTCGTGGCGGACCTTCCATTCGACGCCATCGACGCGCCAGCCTTCGTCGCTCTCCAGGAACGGCTGCGTCTCGCCTTCCAGGAACGCGACCTCGAAGGCCGGCACCTGGGCCGGGTCGGCAAAGGCGTACCAAGGGGTGCCCGTCAGCCGCGGCGTGTCGACGATGTCCTGGAACAGCCCGCGAACCTGGTTCGGCTTCTGAAGCGTGTCGGCGTCGCTGGGGTCGTACCGCGCGTCGTTGACCACGCGAGCTTCACCGCCAAGGCCGAGCGGGCCGACCCAGATCGACGGACGGATGTCGAGGTAGTCGCCGTCCCACGGATCGCGCTGGCTGGCCATCGTGGTTCGGACGCTGTCGAACGTGTCGACAGACGGGGCGCCGGTGGTCCCGGCCAGGTTGTTGTGATCGGAGTGGAAGAACGCTTTGCCGTCGTTCATCGTCGGGCCGCTGCCGCCGTTTTCGGCGAACAGCGCATAGACATCGACCTCGACGGACAGCCGTGCCGCACGGCCGAGCATGGTCGCCAGCCGATCGAACGACGACAGGTCGTCGGAGATCAGCGCCTGGCGGCTCAGCGAGATGATGTTGCCGTAGGTGCCGGCCTGCATCACCTCCTTCTCAGCATCGTTGATCGGCTTGTTCTTGAACTCGCCGGACTCGGTGAGGCTGTCGAGCCGGGAGAACATACCCATCCGGTAACGGTTGTGCGGCCGGAAGTCAGACACGCTGCCGGTGGCACAGAAGCGCGACCAGGTATCCGGCGTGTTGTCGTACGCCGCCTGTAGCACCTTGTGCATGGTGTTCTCGAGCAGCGTCGAAAAGTCACCGGTGGTCTGGTACGGCGCCGCATTTACCGGCGGGAGGGTCAGCGCGCGGCCCATCAGCTCCATCTTGGAGAGACCGCGATGCTTGACGCCCGCCCGATCGAGGCAGTCCCGCGCGAGGTCCAGCATGGTCATGCCGCGGAACTCGCCCGGCTCGATCTTCTCGCCGGTGGCGTCGCCGACCATTTTGCTCTTGCCGGCGCGGGCGATGATCGCGTTCTGAGCGCCCTTCATCCACTTGGTGCGTTCATCCTCGCCCGGGATCACGCGAACGTGGTTGTTGGTCGGCGTCTGCTCGTCCTGCTCGGCGAGCTTGTCGACGATCCGCGCGTTGGCGTCCGCCGTCGACACACCCTCGTCGATCAGCTTGTCGGCGAAGTCGGTCGGCAGGCTCGCCTTGGCGACCTGGTTGCGGATCTTGCTCGCCCGCTCGCGTTCGGCCGCGACCGCTTCCTTGCGGATGGTCTCGGCATCCTTTTGGGGCTCAGCCGTGTTGGTCTTGCCGCTGGCGCCGCCCGCCGTCGCGGTCTGCGTCTCGGCCTGACGCTCGGCGCGAGTGGCCTCCGCCGAGCCCTGGGTCTGCTTGGTCATCGTGTCCTCCTTCGAGGTTTGCTCGGCGGACGCTTCCGCCACTTGACGGGCGGCGGAACCGCCCTGTTCACCGCCGAGATCCGACGGTGGACTGGTGAAATGCTTGTTCAGGTCAAACCGATGCAGCGCGGCCGCCGCGACGGACTCGACTATCTCGTCGGCGAAGCCCATCGACACGGCCTCGTCAGCGCGCATCCAGGTTTCCTCGTCCATCATCTCGCTGACGCGATCGCGCTCGACGCCAGTACGGCCGGCGTAAATGCCGATCAGCGCATCCTTGAAGACGTCGAGCTGCTCGGCGGCCTTGCGCATGGTCGCCGCGTCGCCCATCGCGGCGTTCCAGGGGTTGTGGATCATCATCACCGCGTTGTCGGGCATCACGATCCGGTCGCCTGCCATCGCGATCACCGACGCCATACTCGCCGCGACGCCGTCGATGTGGACTTCGACCGGGTTGGACCGCGCGCGAAGCAGGTTGTAGACGGCCAGGCCGTCGGCGATGTAGCCACCCGGGGAATTGAGCCGGACGACGAGCGGCTCACCTTCGGCCAGCTCCATCGCGTCGATCTGCGCCATCAGCGTCTGGCTATCGAGCGCGTCCATCTCGTCGCCGATGATGCCGTACATCACCAGCTCGCCGTTCGGCCGGACGGCGTTACTAGCCGGCGCGGCGACGTTGCGCTGACCGCCGGACATCCGCGCCCATTGCGCCTCGCAAACCGCGCGGCGCTGGCTGTCGTCGTCGTATTCCTGCCGCACAGTCTCGTCGGCCATGCAGCGCTGGATAAAGGCGTCGTGACCCTCGCCTTCAGTCGGATTCGGCAGAGGCATTGTCGTCTCCGTTCAGGCTTTCAGCCGGGAGCTGGGTGTGCGCGTTGCCGTTGCGGTCGACGCGCCGCGGATCGCTGTCGAGCGTCAGACCGAGCTGCTCGATGCGCGCCATGTCGCTGGCGTACTCGGTAAAGTGCTCGTCCGGGTCGTGGCCGTTCTGGCGGATCAGCTCGGACAGGGTAAGCTGGCCGGACCGTACGGCATCGCGGTTCGCCGGCACCTCCTTCGTCGGGTCGATCATCTCGCGCCGCGGCGGCGTCCAGCTGAAGCTGACCCGGCGGTCGCTCAGGGTCCCCTGCATGTTCGCCGCCTCAAAGAACCAGCGCTCGACCCGGCGCAAGAACTGCGGCGCGAAAAAATGCCAGCGCCAGGCCTCGATGTTGCGCTGGAACTCCAGCCAACCCATGCGGGCGCTGGAGAAGTTGACCTCGCTCAGATCGCCGGTCAGCGCCTCGTAGCTCACGCCGAGGCCGGCGGCGATCGCCTGCAGCTGCGCGGTCAGGTGTTCTTTGTACCCGTCCGCCGGCGGCGGTGACGCGAAGCGGATGTCCTTGCCCGGCGGCAGGTATTCCATGATGCCGGGCTCGAGACTTTCCTGCAGATTTGGGTTGTTGCCGTCCTTGTCGCCGGCGGTCGGCGTGGCGCCCTCGACGTCGGTCACGAACGCGGCAAAGCAGGCGGCGATCTTTTGCCGGATCAGCTGCGCGTCTTCGTAGTCGGCGAGATCGCGCAAGCGTAGCAGCACCGGCGCCAGCCAGGGCACGCCGCGGACCTGACCGGCACGGTCGGTGCGAAAGACGTGCGCGACATCCTCGGCCGGGACGAAATTGCTGCGGAAGTGGGGCGCCGAGCGCACGTTCGTCGAGCCCGGGTGCTGGTCGTAAAGCCAGTAGCCCATGACGCGGCCGAGCGCGTCGAACTGGACGCCCTGGATACTGTAATTCTGGCCTTCCTCCGGCCCGTCGCGGTTGCTGTCCAGGAAGTCGGGCTCCAGAACCTGCAGCTGGAACGGCAGCGGCAGACCGTCACTCATGCGGCGACGCCGGCGGCGGATGATGCACTCGCCGCTTTCAACGACCGTCCGCGCGACCAGCGCCTCCAGCCCGTAAAGATCGTGCCGGCCGGCCGCGTCGATGGCCGTTGTGTCCAGGTGCTCGCGCGCCAGGCGCTCGCTCGTGCCCTGCGCGGTCTGCGTCCGGGCCCGCGACTGCGGGATGATCCCGGTGCCGATCATGTTGTGCGTGATCGCCTGGACGCCGCGGGCGGCGTAGGCGTTGTTTCGGATCAGGTCGCGCGAGCCTTCCCGAAGTCGGTGCAAATCACCGCGCAACTCGGAGTTGATGTCTTTCTGACTGCGCTTGAACGACGCGCCTCGGCGGCCGAGCGTGGCGCCCTCGTAGAGGTTGCGCGCCTCGCGCATCGCCGACATTTGCTGGCGCGACTGTTCACGCTGCAACGCCGTCGCCGGACTGACGGCCGCGATCGCCCGTTCGAGCCAGGCCGCCATCAGTAGAAGCCCCCGGTGTACTTTGCATAGCGGCGCTGACCGCCGGCCAGATCATCGACCTCGCGCTGCATCCACCGGATATCTTCGCGCAGCTTTCCGGGGTCCCCGTAGCGGATTTCGTATCCTTCATAGCTGATCGAGACCGGGCGACCCTGCTTGATGAGCTCGGCCAGCTTCTGTTTCGCCGCGTCGACGTCGCTTTGTGTGATCGCCATCTGTTACCTCACCCAGCCGCCGGCGCGACCGCCGACAAAGCTGCTTCGACTGCGCTTTCGGCTGGAATTAGTAACGCCGCCTTGCGGCGGCGTCGGTGTGTCGCTGCGCTTTGGCGCGCGCTGTGCCTGTTCGAGCTCGTGTTTGAGCCGCTGCCAGTGGTGCTCGCCGTATCGGTCGATACCGAGAAACGCCGCGGCGGCGCGGGCGTAGACGCGGCAGTCAAGCGCCTCGTTACGATCTCGAACCTTTTGCCATTCAATCTTCTGGTAACCGCGCACCCGGCGGCGAACCTGCTCCTCGGCGCAGAGCTGCTTGCAGAACTCGTCGTCGATCGACCGCGGCAGATGCACGAAGCCCGGCGGGTACGGCTCGCCGCTCTCCTCGGTCGGCGCCACCAGGCGCAGCAACCGGTAGGTCTCCGCCTTGACCGCGTAGGTGCCAACCGGCCAGGTCTGCGAGCTGCGTCGACGCTTGCGGCCGGTCACCGTAACGTCCTTTTTCTTGGGCGTGCCGATGATGAAATCCCAGCTCGGCATCCCCTTGACGGCGATAACGCGCTGATCGGCGGAACGCCGCACCCAGGCGTCGACCATCGTCATCTGATAGCCCTCGTCGACGGCGAGGGCGTTCAGGCCGAGAGATCCACCGTCCTGGTGCGGCCAGCGCTCGACGAGCAGGTCATCGAGGCCGGTCCAAACGCTCTGATCGGTCGGGTCCCCGCCAAGGATACGATGCTCGATCAGCCAGCTTTCGTGATCGCGCCCCCACGCCCAGACCGACACCTCCAGCCGGTCCGGCTGAATATCGACGCCGGCCGTCAGTAGGAGCCCACCCGACGGCACGCCCTCGTAGAACTCGCGCCGCTCGTAGAGGCGCTGCCAGTCCGGTGCGTCACCCTGTTCCTGCCAAGTCTCGCCGAGGGCCGTGTTGACCCACGTCTGCAGCTGCTCCGGCCGATCCTTTGCAGCGAGGAACTCGCCAGCCGTGTCCGACAGGCGCCGCCAGGGCGACATCAGCTCGTTCAGATGAAAGCCGGCGATGCCGTTGAAGGTGTCGCCGGCCTGCCAGTATCCGTTGCGGATCGCGGCCCAGCGTGTCGCGTCGTCCCAGCGCGAGCCGCAGCTCTCGCAGACGTACTCGGCCGTGTTCGGGTCGTCGTTCTCCCAGCGGACCTGCGGCCAGCGGAGCGTTTGCGCGTGACCGCAGTCAGGGCAAGGCACATAGTATTGCCGCTGGTCGCTGCGCTGATAGAGCGCCTCGATGCGGCTGGTGCCCGCCACCGTCGGCGTCGAGACCGCGACGAGCTTGCGGTTGTAGAAGTTGGCCGCGCGCTTATGCGCCAGCGACACTGGGTCGCCTTCGCTGCCGGCCGACGCCGGGTAGCGGTCCACTTCGTCGAGTAGCACCACGCGGATCGGGCGCGATGCCAGCGATGCCGGGCTGTTCGCGCCGGCGATCGTCAAATGGCCGCCGGGGAACGTCTTTTGCAGCAGCGTGTTGCCGCTGTCTCGCGACCGCGGGTCCTTGACCAGGCCGCGAAGGACTGCGGTGTCGCGGAGCATCGGCCGGAGCCGGTCTTTTGAGAACGCCTGCCCCATCTCCAGCGTCGGCTGCAGGAGCAGCATCGGCGCCGGATCCTGGTGCATGTGGAAGCCGATGAGGTTCAGCAGGACCTCGGTCTTGCCGACCTGCGCCGAGCTGCAGACGATGACCTGCTCGACCGATGCGTCCGTCACCGCGTCCATGATCGCGCGCTGGTATTCCGCGCGGCGCGTATCCCACCGGCCGGGCTCGGCGCTGGCTTCCGGGCTTAGGTAGCGGTAGCGGTCAGCCCAATCACTGAGCGTCAGCCGCGGCGGCGGCTTCAGCGTCGCTCGGCGACGGCTCGTCAGCGTCTGCTTCAGGATCTTCCGCTGCGTCGTCTCCGGCAGCGTCGCCGTCGTATCCGCTGAGCTCGGCGAGGGCGTCTCGGACTTGCTGTTCAAGGATGTCTCGCACCTGGCGCAGATCTTCGTGACCGATGACGAGGGGTGCGGCCTTTGCTGGCAGCGCGAGCAACCGCGCGCGGCAGGTGCTAAACTGGTCGCCGATGACGTCGGCGATCAGCGAAACGGACACGACTTCGTTGCGCAGCCGCGCGAGCTCCAGCTCCTTCAGCGCGGCGTCGGCCGCTTCCTTGCGGCGCTTGGCCTCGTCGATGTCGAGCTTACTGGTATCGCCGACGGCCGCCTCGGCGGCCTGCTGCTCGCGCCAGTTGGCGACGTCGGCGGTATCGAACTCCCAGGGCTTGCCCTTCCGGCCACGCTGGACGACCGGGCAGCCTCTTTTCACCCAGGCATTGATCGTCGGCAGCGACACGCCGAAGACGCTGGCCAAGTCGGATCTGTTAACGCGCTGTCCCATGGAAACAAAAATTGCGTTAAACTTAACCTGTGACTAAAAAAATGTCGCGCTTCCGCTATACCCGTATTGACAGGTTGCCTGGAAGGACCCGCCGCACCGCCGATCTTGTCGTGTCCGGCCACGAAAAAGCCCGCTCGGCAAAAGCCGGCGGGCGCCTGGACGGTCCGTGCTCGACAGTGTACGCGAAACATGCGTTCGATCTGTTCGATTTGTCAAGCGCAATCTGCGCATCTGGTGCCCGGCGCTTCACGCGGCCCCACATCTGCCCGCCCGCATCAGGCCGACGGCGATGTCGGAAAGCCCCTGCTCGTGCCACTGCTTGGCCGTGCTGCGGCTAACATCGTACTCCCGCGAAATCCGCCCGTAGCTGAACAGCGGTTTCTCGCTTAGCGGGTGCAGCAGCATCCGAGCGGCGACGATCCGGCGCTTGCGGGCGTCGCCGACGTAGCCGAGCCAAGGCAACGTGCGGTCCATGCGGTCGATCGCGTCCTTGCTCGGCCGCGGGAAGCCGGCACGCGCTTCGTCGGTGGCGTAGGCGAGCCAGAACTCCTGCAGCGGCTCCGGCATGTTCGACGCGTGGCCTTGCGGGAAACAACCGCTCTTGCCGAGCTGGATCAGCGTCTTGCCTGCATCCTCCAGCCAGGCGCGGACGTAATCGCGGTCGATCGCCCGAAAACGCTCTTCCTCGACTGCGCCAAGCCGGCCGTCGCTATGCGCTGCTGCAGTCACTCGCTGCGCTCCTTTTCCCGCTGGCTAGACTTGGTGTAACCGAACTCCTTCAGGATATCCGCCGGCACTTGGCAGCCGCGCTTGCCGGGCTCTGGTCCCCAGGCATCCAGCCAGATGTCGCGTTCCCGGTACCGCTGCATCCGGGCTCGCCAGGGCGGGTCGCTGGCCGACCCGACATCGCCGTGTCCGTTGGCGCGCTGCCGGTCGTGACCGTTCGCCGGCGGCCCGGCGGCGCGCTCCTGGTGCGCATCCCAGACCGGTCGGTCAAAGTACGTGATCTTGGACGGCGGGCCCTCCCCGCTGGCGTTGCGGCGCTGCATGACGTCCTCGATGGCAGGCACGATGTCCTGCTCGAGGTCGCACCCCCAGCGCAGCCACTTGCGGACCGTCGGGGCGACGTTCGCCATCGGCGTGGCGGCGTTCACGGCCCGCTGAACGCGGCGGCACGCGTCCTGAATTTGGTCCTGGTCCGGCTCGGCGTGGGCGGCACCATCGGCCTCACCGGCGGCGGGCTGAGCGGCATCAGCCCTAGCGCTCGTCTCAGCAGCAGCAGCAGCCGGCGGATCCGGCTCGCTCGGCGGCGACGACCCCCTCCCGGTATCGACCCGTGATGGCTGCTGCTGGGCTCCGGGAGGAGGCGGAGGAGGAGGCGTGGGGTTTCGATAGGCTTTCGAAAGGGTATGCGATAGGGTATCGATAGCCTTCTGAACGTCGCCCACCTTCGCGCCCTGCGTGGTTTCCCGCAACTCCTTGAGCGCGTTTAATTTTTCCTCGCAGGAAGGGATCGGCTCGGCGTTGCGAAGGATGCCCTGAACGTGCTTCGGGTTGGTCGGTGGGTCCTGCAGCAAGAACCCGGCGATCCGAACAACCGATTCCGCCTCTTGAAAGCCTATCAGCGAGGCTTCCGATAGGGTTTCGATACCCTTTCGCACCCGATCCGCGTCCCAACCGAGGTCGGCGGTGGCATAGCCGATCGGTAAAACGAAACACCCCAGGCTGTTGCAGTGCTGGCAGGTGTGCAGGTAGAGGTACAGCAACCTCGCATCGTCGTTCGGCAACGACGTGAACCTGCGGCTGCTTGTCCACAGCGTGGTGCGTATGCGCGCGTATTCACGCACTCCCTAAAGCCTCCTCGGCCCGGTCATCGTGATGCGTGTCAAGGTCGGCAAACATCTGCCGCTTGGCGTCGAAGTAGACCCGCACGGTCCGCGGAAACTTGCGATGCCGGTGCTTGGCGAGCAGCAGTTCGGCCCGGTTCTGCACCTGCTGCAGCCTGTCGAGCCAGCGGCTGTGCTTCTTGTGGAAGGCCTCATCGTCCTCGCTCGGCTTCTGCACGGGCTCGGCCCGCTCCAGGTAGTAGGCCTCGCGATAGCAAAAAATGACCGCGTCGGCGTCCTGCTCGATCTGCCCGCTCTCGCGCAGGTCGGCCAGCTGCGGACGCTTGTCGTCGCGCTGTTCGACCTTCCGCGACAGCTGGCTGACCGGGTAGACCGTCACCCGAAACTCGCTGGCCACGGCCTTGAGGTCGCGGCTGAGCTCGGTCACCTCGGCGGTGTTGGAATCCTTGCGCCGGGCCTGAGCGCTCGCCTGCATCAGCTGCAGGTAATCGACGACGACGACGGCGATCTTGTGCTTGCGCTTGATCCGCCGCAGCCGGCTGCGGATCTGCTGGACCGTCAGGGCCGGCGTGTCGTCGATCATCAGCGGCAGCTGCGCCAGCTCCTGGCGCGCCTCGCTCAACCGCTGCCAGTCGTCGTCGGACAGGCGCCCTTCGGCCTGCTGATCAGTCGGGATGCCGGTGCGCCCAGCCAGCATCCGCGCGACCAGCTGCTCCCGGCTCATCTCCAGCGAGAACACGACCGCGGCACCGCTCTCGGTCCCGTGGCTTTCAACGTACCGGCGCGCGGCCGACCAGGCGAGCTGCATGGCCGCCACCGACTTCCCCATCCCGGGCCGGCCGCCGATCGGCACCATCCAGCCGGCGACGGAGCCGCCCAGGGCGTCGTCCAGGTCGCTCAAGCCGGTGGTGACGCCGACCAGGCCCCCGCCGCTGCGCTGCGCGTGGTCGACCTGCTCGAGCCAGCTCTCGATCGCGTCACCGACGCTGCTGAGGCGCTCGCTGGCGCCCTCGGCCGTCAGCTGCGCCAGCTGCCCCTCGAAATCCTCGATCAGTCCTTGCGCGGGCTTATCCAGGTCCAGATCGTGCGCGCTCTCGATCGCTGCGTGACCCGACGCCACCAACTGGCGGCGCAGGTAGAGGTCGTAGATCGTCCGGCCGTAGTGCCGCGCGTTCATGGTGCTGACCATTGCCGCCTGCAGCTCGGCCAGATAGTCGCCGCCGCCGACGTCGTGCAGCGCATCATCGCGCTCGAACAGGTGGCGCAGCGCGATCGCGTTCGCCTCGCTGCCCTGGTCGATCAGCTTGCCGCAGGCGGTATAGATGCGCCCGTGAACGCCGTCGGCGAAGTGATCGGCCGTCAGAAAGTCCTCGACCTGGTCGTAGGCGCGGTTGTTGGCGAAGATGGCCGCCAACAGCGCCTGCTCCGCCTCGTAGCTGACCAGCGGCGGCTGTTGGGGCTCAGCGGTGCTGTCCGGCCACGGGCCCTG